CTTCAGGGACGATGCCGGTCTGGGATGCCTTGAACTCCAGCAACGCCCAGCCCTCTTCAGTCTCCGCCCTGTCTCTAAGATCCTTAAAATGGTTCGCACCCTTCGGCGTTCCAATAAAGATAGCCCAACCAAGTCGGTCAGATAAAGCAGGTCTGATGATCTCATTCCATATCTTCGGGTTCATGTCCCCGACCTCATCGAGGACTACGCCATCTAGGTAGATCCCTCGCAATGAGTCTGGGTTGTCTGCTCCGTATAGACTTATACGCCTACTTAGGAAATCCACCCGCAGTTCAGAGATGTTCGCCTCTGCCTTGAGCGGCTCCGTGTAATGGGTCAAGTAGTCGAAAGCGACACGCTTGGCCTGTTTATATGTCGGTGCTATGTATGCGTAACGAGGATTTTCCCGTTCGCATTGCAACGCAGCCTTAATGAGGTGGTTAATGGCCGAGACCGTTTTACCAAGCCTCCGGTGGGCCACGCAGACCACAAACCGAGTTCTATCAGCAGCCGAGTGAATTTCAAGCTGGGCTTCCCTTGGCTTATACGGAATCGTTACTGTTGCCATGTAACCTTGAGTGGGCTTCCATCGCTGCCCGTCAACTCAGTCACATTAGTCTCTTTCCAGCCAGCACGGGTCTTCAGCCAGAAGATCATGGCCGTAGTGTTCCCTGCCTTTGCCTGCTCATAGAGGCTCTTGCCTATCTGGGCGTTGGCATCAATGCGACCGTCATCTAATTCCTGGCGGTAATACTTAACCAGCGTGTCTGCGCTTATGCCCAGTTTCGCTGCTATGTCCTCATGCCTTACACCTACCGCTGCCCAAGCCTTGATTTTCGTCCGGTTCTCGTCAGTCGGTTGGTGAGGTGGTCTCCCCACTCCTTCTGCCATTTTTTAACTCCGATAAATAGACTTCATTCACATAAAATTTGTCTTTGTTTGGCAGCCCACGCATATACTTCTCTGCTGCGGGTTTTTGACAGAACAAAGATCCGTCTAACGGCGAACCGTCATGCTTGTATAAAACAGCCCATCTCTTAAACAAGTTCAGCCTTTTGGCCGGTGAAATCTTCCCATCTCTTTACGATTACATCGCAATACTTGGGGTCTAGTTCCATGATCCTAGCAATACGGCCATTCTTTTCCGCCGCAATCAAAGTAGTACCAGAGCCGCCAAAAGAGTCGAGAACTATGTCACCGCCTTTAGTGTTGTTAAGCATCTGGTACTCAAACAACCCAACTGGCTTCATGGTTGGATGTTCGCCGTTTTTAGAGGGCTTATCGAACTCCAAGATGGTTGTCTGCTTCCTGTCGGCAGCCCAAAGATGGCCAGCACCGTCCTTCCAACCGTATAGACATGGCTAGTGCTTCCAGTGGTAATCCTGGCGACCCATCACCAAAGACGATTTTTTCCATATTAAGCATTGTCTTACCGTCCAACCAGCATCTTTTGCCGCCCCTCGAAAATTGTATCCTTCTAAGTCGGCATGCCAAATATAGAAAACAGCCCCTGGTTTCATAACCATATCGGCAGCAGTGTACGAATCACGCAAAAACTGCCTAAACTGATCATCCTCCATATCATCATTTTGGATCGTCAAACCAGTCCCGCCCTCGTATGCCACATTGTATGGAGGGTCGGTCAGCCACATATCTACAAGTTGGCCGTCGCACAGTTTTTCTAAAGCATCGATGCTCGTAGAGTCCCCGCACATCAATCGGTGCTTGCCGAGCCTGTATATATCCCCAGGTTTAGTCTTAGGCTCCTCTGGAACCTCTGGCACTTCATCTTCGTCTGTAAGCCCTTCGGTTGGCTTTACAGGGTCTAGCAGGTTCTTTAGTTCGTCAGCGTCAAAGCCGAGGATGTCTAGCGCAAAGCCGTCTTCCAGGAGGTCGTTCAACTCAATAGTAAGCAACTCATTGTCCCAACCAGCGTTTAGAGCCAGTCGGTTGTCTGCAATGATGTATGCCTTGCGCTGTGTCTCGGTTAGGTGTTCTAAGCGTATACAAGGAACCTCGGTCATCCCAAGTTTCCTGGCAGCCATAACCCTACCGTGGCCAGCAATGATGATGTCGTCTTGGCCTATCAGGACTGGGTTGTTGAACCCAAACTCCTTGATAGATCCGGCCAGTTGAGCCACCTGCTCATCTGAGTGTGTTCTTGAGTTCTTAGCATAGGGGATTAGTTTCTCTATGCCGATTTGCTCGATTTTGTTTGCGCCCTGCATTGAGTCCTCGTTGGGTTGCTCGGTACTGAATAATTATACAGTATTTACCACTTTACCTTATCTGCCCAGTACGCCGCACTCATCTTGCCTTTGGCGATGTTCTGGGCGTGACGGGCCTTAAATGACTTCCTACGGGCTTTGTCGGCTTCGGACTCGTTCTTTTTAACAGGTGAGCCAGAAACGCCTTGCTGCCCGAATCTGATGGTCTTAACCTTGTCGCCTTCTTTGGCTACCACTACATGAGACTTGGTGGGGTGGTTAGGAGTCTTCTTGGGTTTGTTAAAGCCCTCGACACCTATACGCTCAAAGAGTTTGGCGGCTTCGGAAATCTTCATTTCTTTTCCGGCAACTTCTTCATAGACTTCTGGCCCTCTTTGACATACTCCTTGGCTACCTTTTGGGGTACGCCGAGTTTCTTGGCCATCTTTGGGTCTTTGGCGGCTGCATACATGAAACGAGCCTGGGCTTTACTTGCAAAAGGCATGGTCACTCCTTGGGGTGGGCGGGGTGTGTGCAACGACCGGATCTCAGGATTCGGTAGTTCCCGCCCAAGTTGTTAATCTTCGGATTCTTCCCAAGCGTCGCAGACATTCTTGTCCGAACACTTGAACTCAAATTGGTCGCAGAAGACCTCGCCCTTCTTCAGGCCGCAGTTCTCCAGTTTCTTACCGTACTCACAGTTCCCGCAGGTCTCTTTGGAGTCTGCTGGGCCGTAATTGGCAACCAGAATGGCTTTTTGCTTGTTGCCTTTGTTAATGATCTCGTCTTGAGTCGCCAGGGGACACTCGCTCTCTAGGAGTCCGTCACCTTTCATCATCTCTGGCTCTTTACCTAGCAAGCCGATAAGGATAGTTGGGCCTTTCATTTCATTCCTTAGAAAAGGAGAGGGCCAGCCTTGTGAGCCAGCCCTCTTGAACCCCAGGGGAGGGGGAAGGAGAAGTATGGACGCAATGGCCCACCACCGTTATATCACTCTTTTACTTGAGATGCAAGTGTATATACATAAACCTTTCGAGGCCCAAGAGAGTTGCTGGCATCGACCTGTTCTTTGACTACTTTGCCTTGCTTTACGAATCGCACTAGACAGGCAGAGATATACGCCCGTTTCATGTTGGTCATCTCCTCGATTTCACGGGAGGAGATTGGTTTGTCGGACAGGCATCCGAATACGGTTGAGCAGCTCATTCGTTTCCTTTCAGGTTTAAGTCAATTGCCCATGCTTTGAGGTTTCTTGCGTCTTCCTCGATTTCCTTAGCCAGGACTAGGATCTCAGCCAGCCGCACATTGTCAGGCGTGTGGGCGTTAGCCAAGAACTCGTTTAGTTCCTTGGTGGCATGTTTGATGTTAATTAGGTAGATAGCTGGATCAGTCATTTTAGAGTTGCGATATTGTATAGAAGGTTAGACATGGCAAGGATGACCCAGATGCTCCAACACTGCCAGCCTGCGTCGTTAGCCCATAATAAGTATGCGGCAATAAAAGAGATCATGTGTTCTTCCCCAAAATAAGACCAGTTTTCATTTAAGTTTCATGCACTTTTTGATGCAAACATTGCTCATGTGTTCTCCTCCTTCAGTTTGTCCTCGATGGCCCAGACGAACTCTAAGAGTTGGTCGTCCGTGAATTGCCACTTGCCAAAGTCGTTTAACACGCCCTTGTCGTCAGCCAGATCAAAGATTTCTTCTGTGTTCATTTCTTCCCCTTGTTAAACGGATTGTTGTAAAACTCATTGAAATTCCATGCATAGACATTCTCTTCAAAACCGGCTGTCTTCCCGTTCCTCGTCCCCTTCTTGCGCCCAACGGAGAGCCTGTTGTCCATAACCATCTGCTTCAGAGCTTTCTGGGCATTGTTCCTCGTCAAGCCCGTCCTCTCCCTGAAGTCTTTTAATGTGAAAGTATCTGTTTGGGAAATATCCATCTTTATCCATCTCAAAATCGTAGAACTCTACTTCTGGGTACTGACACCGGCCTTCCTTAATCATCCGACCTTG